CTAAGGGCCCCCCTGGTGCTTTCGCAAGCGCCAGATCTACTAGAGGAGAGTTACAAGATGCCCATATATCACAATATATGGAACCATCCCGTCATCAAAGGACGCAGTCGCTACCCGTTAGATATCGGGAGCACTTTGTTCACGACAGGCGGTACGCAGGGACCTCGTTATACCAAAGGGTATCTCGAGCACCAGCGTATTGTGACGGAGAACAATCCAGTCAAAGGTTGGCTGGGTGTTTTCCAGCAGGACGTAGGAGGCCCCTTCGAGTCGAAGAAAATCTCTGTCGACTCGCTCCCTCCTGGAGTGAAGCTCAAGAAGCTTAACTCCAGTGGAGATGTCACACGTTTGGCCGAAGGGCCAATGTGCGCCTCAGATCACCACACGAAAGTACTACGTGAGGATCTCAATGGCGCATCGGACGTGTCACAGCAAGGTACGCTGGCAGCTTATTGCCCTGACTACATCGAAGCTGTTGCTTTGGATGTGGCTGGGGCTACTGCTATCAGCCGGGTTGTTCCTACAAACCCACTCGTCGATGTATCAGTGTCCCTGGCCGAGCTCGTGTCAGAGGGTTACCCCTTTGATTCACGACTCGGAGACTTCAATCCAGGGTCACTGTACCTGAACTATCAGTTCGGGGTCAAGCCTGTCGCATCGGATTTTAAGAAGATCCGTGACAGTATTGCCCTGGCTGATGCTCACTTGATAAAACTGAGTGAGCAGTCAGGTCAGCTGCTTCGACGGCGCTATGATTATCCGGAGTCCACGCAAGTGGACCACACGGTAGTCAACGGAACGTTCCCAGTCTTTTCAGATGGGAGGATCCCTGACGCTTTCATTGCGCAGAGTGGGACAAGGACGGAGGTTGTTGAAACATCCACCAAGATCTGGTGGTCCGGGTCATTCAAGTTCCACCTTCCACAGGCGGATACGTGGAGGGCCCGGTTGGCAGAGTTTGATAACACGTGGGGTGCTGTACCCGACGCGAACACTGCCTACAACCTTACGCCTTGGTCCTGGCTCGTCGATTACTATTCCAACATTGGTGATGTAGTGAAAAACATGTCACTGCTCACCTCTGACGGAATGGTAATGCCATGGTCCTATATCATGGCCACTCAGACGAAAAAGGTCACCCATAGTTGGTCGGGTAACCTTCTAGTCGACAATGAGTGGAAGCGCCACTTGATCGTTAGCAGTTATACTGCGACGACCTTGCAGCGCCGACGGGCATCTCCTCTTGGTTTCGGCTTCACGGGCGATCTTAACGATCGTCAGAAGTTGATCCTAGCGGCACTCGGCATAAGCCGATTGTAACAACTCTGCGACCTGGAAAACCAGGTCGTAACCCTGGGCGGTGACAAAATGCACCGACCCACAAGTCCAGAGAGTCACATGCCATGTTCGCTGAACCCCTGACCATCGTCGTCAATGCGGTATCGAAGTCTCTCCAGCGCGTTGCCTTTGGCAACCGTGCTGGCGAGTTCGAGAGCCGCGCCGACGGCCTGAAGTTCAAGCTTTCCCACACAACCGGGAAGGCTCGGAACCACAGGACGGTCCGTCTGGACACCACGAAGACTGGCGCTGACCCGTTTATGACGGATGTCAACCGCCAGTACTCGATGTCTGTCTATCTGGTCATTGACTCACCTACGGTCGGTTTTACTGACACGGAGGTGGGTCAGCAGGCGCAAGCGCTTGTTGACTGGATCGACATTCCCGCCAACCTTGCCAAGGTTGTTGCGGGCGAGTCCTGACACGAGGTGCAGGGGGGAACGCCGTGAGGCGTCCCCCCCGCATCGAACATGGCTAGGAATCTCCTGACCCCTTGAAAGGGGCGAAGATGAAAAGCCGAAGTGAGATCTGGCTCCGGGCACTAGAAGAACTAGGTGCCCAGTGCTCAGTCAGCACCACGCGCGACGCTGAAACGCTAGCGCGGCGCGTTGCACAAGAAGGTGAGTCGTTCTTTACGCTCACCCTTCCCGCTTTTGGTAAGGCGTTTGAACAATGCCTTGCCAGGCGGGAAATCCCCTCGACGGCCTTTCAGGGTTGGAAGCGGGGCGACATGCTGGTCAACTTTGTTGTTGACAGCACACTCGTCATCGACTCCACCCTGTTCAAGGGTCGTGGAATCCCCAAATTCTTGGGTGAATTCCTGGGTCTTGTGTTTCGCGATGTTGATTCGGTGCCGTGTAGCTACGCCGAGATCAGCGATGACTACCTGGAGTCCGTGCCCACCCTCAGAAACTTCTACGAGGGTGTCGCGTTTGACCGTCAGGTAGGAGCTGTTGCCGCTGTGCGGCAGCTCACGCTCATGTTTGCCAAGGAGAAGGTGCTCTGCACCGACGACAAGGTTGACCGAGCGTTCAAGAGCTACGTGGAAACCGATCAGGAGCTTGATAACCCTCTTTGCTAGCGGTTCAGTTCGTACCCTCTTCCAAGAGGACCGGCTGAACCGCGTTCGCAAGGTGGTTACTCTCGTGTTCGGGGAGGCGCTTACCGAAGTAGATCGTGAGATCTACGAGGGAACGTTGCTCCCCGCGCACGGGCCTGGGGCCACTGCTGACCGCCTTAAGGGCAATCAGAAGTGGACCTTCCCGACGTGGCATGATCGATTGGAGACGCTGTTTCCTTACACGGAATATGCGCTTCCCGGTCATAACCATTTCTGGAGGGCTAACCAGGCCAAGTTCCTGAGGCCCGAGGAAGAGCCACCCGCAAGGGTGATTGCAATTCCTAAGACGCAGATGACACCACGATTGATCGCGGCAGAGCCGACCTGCATGCAGTATGTGCAGCAGGCGATCTCGCGATCACTTGTGCGACACCTGGAACGGTTCACCCGTTCCAAGTGGTTCGTTGGATTCACGGAGCAGTGGCCAAACCAGGCCCTAGCCCAAATCGGATCCGCGGATGGGTCGCTCGCAACGCTAGATCTTAGCGAGGCAAGTGACCGTGTCTCGAACTGGCTCGTCGAAGACCTGTTTGCTGACTTCCCATGGTTCTTAGAGGGAATTCAAGCGTGCAGGTCAACGCGGGCTGTGTTGCCTTCTGGAGAAGTAGTAACGCTCCAGAAGTTCGCGTCGATGGGCTCTGCGATGTCATTCCCAATCGAAGCGATGGTGTTCGCTGCCGTCGTTCTCGAGCGGGTGTTGCATTGTGACGGCCTGCCGATCTCCCACGCCTCATTGAAGAGGTACTGGGACATGGTGCGCGTGTACGGAGATGACATCATCGCTCCGTCACACACGGCTGAAACTGTGATTGATGGCCTCGAGGTTTTTGGCTTCAAGGTCAATCGCGCGAAGAGTTTCTGGACTGGAGAGTTCAGAGAATCTTGCGGCAAGGAATACTTCAGAGGCGAGGACGTATCCATCGTTCGCGTTCGAAAGAGTTTCCCTGCGTCACAGCGGGACGTACCTGAGATTGAGTCTGCGGTGAGCACACGTAACCAGCTAGCCAACGCTGGTATGTGGAAGACCGCGGCTCTTTTCGATGACGGGTTGGAGCGTGTCCTTAATGGGCACTATCCGTTCGTCGGCGAAAACTCTCAGGTGTTGGGCAAGCATCACCCCGATGGTCGTTACGACTACCACGGGTATGATAAACACGGCACTCCGTTTGTACGGGGTTACGTGATCCGGCCAAAGATCCCAGAGAATGGGATTGATGACTGGTCTGCCCTCATGAAGTGTCTCCTCTCAGTCGGTGAAGAAACCGATGAGGAGCACCTCTTGCGTTCCGGACGTCCACGAGTCGTTAGCATGAAACTCGTGAAAGCCCGCCCGTTCTAACGAACGGGTGGGTGCTGGGAGGGATCCCAGCATGAGGAGGCTATTCCAGCGCTCCTCTTCTAGGGCAAACTGACCTGCGTTTCCCCGCGCAGGTCCGAGGTGTCCCG